AATTCTTTTCTGTGACATGAATTCCCAATCTTTAGATGGGGCTGTATACTTCCTTCCTATGGGCTGATTCAATGATGATTTAGCATACTTCACTGCTTCTGTTTTGTTCTCAATTGGTTCATTTTCATCAGCAATATCTCCTGATAAGAACAGCTCTGTTAAGTTCATCCTATCATTATTTGTGATAGAGATGTCAATATGATCAGGATCTGTGGCTCTGTCTTCTAGAAGAGTTTTAGGCAATTTATTGACAGCAGTCACCTCAGTGTTCTCAAACTGCACTGGGAAGTCATATGACTCAATCATAATCTGTAACTGCAGAGCACCCCATTGCAAACCCTCTTCAATGAAAGCTCTTTCTCTACTAACAGTTAAAGATAATTTGTCACAGTCTCTTTTAGGAACACAGTATGGCAGTTTCAAATTTCCTACAGCTGGCAAATTTGTAGTTGCTATGAATGACTTAACACTTTTGTTGTCAAGTAACCGGTTATCAATGATTCCAATTCGTATCTTGGTGAAATTACAATCAGGAGATACTATAGCACCATAAAGACAAATAGCATCTGAGATTCGAACATAACTCCCAACATTCTTATAATTGAGGAGATTAGTTAAAGGATAGACCTCAGTTTCTCGGAATAGTTCAATTGTTGGCAATTTATCAATTGATATGGCTTTTTTATTCAACCTAGGTTTGTAATTCACAAGTTTCCTTAGTCTTGAATCAATATCCTCAGATTCTTTCCCTGTTAAGGCAGCATACAAGAACCTTGTTCCTGGTTCATGTGATTTGATTAAATCACCAATTCCCAGAGTCTGTGTTGGCTTATCATAAGCATATAGTTCTCTTTCTGCTCCTATTTCTGCTTGTCTCTCAATAACTCCATTTCCTTCTGATGTGACACTATTAGATGATTTATGTTTTCCTTTAGAATGAGCAGGTTTTGGCACATCATTTTTGAACAAGCGCAACATTATGGTCAGATTTGATTTGATATAGATTTGTAGTTATGTTGTTTTGTTTGGTATCTAAAGATACCAAACAAACAACTTACAAATACACAATATCAACATTATTGTATTACAAACGTACAGTATATTCAACAATATGGCTACAAATACTGCAGATATTGACAGGCTTCTTTCCTTGATCAATGCAAAGGACATAGAAACTCTCAAGAAAGAAGATTATGATATCTTTCAATATCAAGGATTTGATCCGTATAGACTTGTACAAGCACTTAGTGAAATGAAATCTGCTAAGAATATTAGTGATGAGTCATTCTCAGATGACATCTGCAAGATGATTGCCATTGGGTTAATAAAGGGCAATGTCAATGAGCACAATCTCACAAAGATGACTGATGCAGGGCAAAAAGACATAAAAGAGCTATCAGAGAGGTATAGTATTGATATCTCAAAAGGTAGTGGAAAAGGCAAACCTGCTGATGTTGTGACATTCCCAAGAGTAACAGCAACATTTCCTAATATTGCCGTCAGATTTACTAAAGTGCTAGGAGGGAAAGAATTTCGGGGTGGTCCATTTCAATCTTATTTGTTGCCGGATGTTATGCAGATCCAGGTATTTCCTTCTGTTATTCCAGTTGAACTGGAGAAAAATGTGAAAGAATTCTTCCTAACTGCAGCATTGTGTTATTCTATTGATCAGACTATCCAGATATCACGAATGGAGGATGTTGATTTGCAGTCTTTAGTTTCAACTCAGTTTCCTTATGTCAATCTTAGCCACAATTCTCCCCTTCCCAAAACAGATGTACGACGACAAACATTCAATCAGCTAGGACTTCCAGACAAGTATGAAGAGATCTGTCGTGTGGTCAGAATCTATCAAGATAAGATTGACAAATCCATGACCATTATCTCTTTGAAAGAATATAAGCAAGCACTAGCTATTGTATAAAGCAGCATCAATATCATGTCTAAGACATGAATCTAGTCTCTGGACTAGTTTAGAAGTCATTTAACTCCATGGAGTTAGTTTAGAGGTTTTAGTTACTTTATCTGACTCCTGATCAGGCTCAGAAAATGCTACCTTCTTCCTAAGATTGTGAATGTGGGACATTGGTGGAGTTGGTGGTCGTACTGAATGTTGTGATGTGTCATCAGGATCAGCTGATTGCTGATCAGCATTAACCATACCAATTCTTTTCTGTGACATGAATTCCCAATCTTTAGATGGGGCTGTATACTTCCTTCCTATGGGCTGATTCAATGATGATTTAGCATACTTCACTGCTTCTGTTTTGTTCTCAATTGGTTCATT